ATTTTCGTTGTCTTTTCTTAGTTCGTAGTGCTTTTTTACCTGTTATAGTTGCAAATACTAATTCTTCTACATCTACCGCTGCTTCGTCCTCGATTGTACTGCTTCCCGGAATTCTTGCTATATCTTGCTTAGCTAGCCAAGTTGATAATTCTTTTTCTAATAATTTACTTACTTTAGCCCAGTCTCCCTGCTCTGATCCTGGAAAGTTTTTTCCTTTTCTCTGAACCAAGATTTCTACATCTCCAACATACCGAATTGTTTCTTTTCCGCCTACATTTACTAGTTCGAACTGAGCTAGTAAATCTTTGTATTTTTCAAATATAGAGTCAAAGTTTTTTGACTGAATAAATTTTCTACCAAGACCTTCGGCGTCCTTTTCCAATATATCTACTACTTTTTTTAGTCTTGCTATTCCAACTGTTGTATCTTTATGCAATCTTTGTAGCCCAAGATCAAGAGATTGTGTAAACTCTTGTCCCAAGCCTTTTTCTTGTTTTTTTATTTTACCATAGCTTTTTAAAATTTCTAATAGCTTTTTTTGGCCGCCTTTTTTAATCGCGCGAAAAGGCGCTCTAACTGTTCTTGATTGATGAAAAACTATTTTATTACTATCAGATTCATCTTCCATTATTGCTGAAGTTCTGCTTCTAGCAAGGCTTTGTTTTAAGTCGGATAAAGAAGCTGACGCAATATTATTAAAATCTTGATCTGTTAAAGGATTATCTTCTCCTAAAGATTCAAAATATTTATCTACAGACTCTATAAAGGCTGCTTTTATATTATATCTTGTTACTACTACTCTTTGCTTACTTTTATCTATACCTGAGCGAGCCCATTTATCATTTGCTACTTCTAACGCTTGCTTCATTAAGCTATCAAGATGTTGTTGTGCCATTAAAAATTCTTGTATAAATCAAGTACGCGTTTAATATGGTCAGGAAATGCCACATTATTACGCTGACTTGTGCTTGCTTGATTCTGAATACTAGCGCCAGCAATAGACCGTCGCTCTTTGTGCTCATCTTTCAAGTAGTATGTAATCAAATCAAATACTGCAAGTCTCAAATCTGCAGGAACACTTGCATATCCTGCAGTATAAGTTACACGAACTGCACCTGGGCCACGAGCCCAGTGCTTATAGTTACCCCCAGTAGTACGAATAATGCTGTCAGTCACACTATCTAAATAATACTCATAATCTGTAGTAGTAAGAGTTTCATAGTTTGCACTATAAGAATTTCTTTCCTCTACTGATACGATTGTATTTATAGGGCTTTCAGTAAGTTGCACAATATGCGTAGCCCAGTCTACATTAATAGTATCTACTTTATTTGTACTATAGTAGTCTACGAAACTATTTCCACAATAAGTTTTTACTAATTGACTCACAGATGGAATAATTTTATTCAGCTGCTCATCATTCTTAGGGGTATTAATCCCTTCGGCAGCTTTATATTCTACAAGAGTAACTAAATCAGTCATAAGTCAATTAATAAAAACTTGGGGAGGCGAACCTCCCCAGTTTGCAAAGTGTATTAGGCGGTAAATACGACCTTAACACAAGAACGATTGTTAGCAGCGTCTGCGAACAGCTCTGCGAAACCAAGTGACTGAGTAGCCACAATTACACGTCGCTGACGTGCAACTTCGTAATCCTGCTCAACGGTTACACCGCGGAGTCGAGGAATTGCATAGTTGCGATATGCAACTGCATAAGCAGCAGTGTTACCTGCGCTTTCTGCTTCGAAGTTATCAGAGATGATTACGGGCGAGCCGTAAACAGAACCGATTTGACCAACCAACTTGGTAGCCACATCAGAGCCAACATCAGTGATATCAGCAAAGCCTGGATCCGCAATCAGATCGTAGTATCGCTTCTGAGAAACGACAAATGCTACGTCTGAAGGATCAATGCCATACTTACCCATGTCCTTGCGAGCATCGAGAAGCAGAGCTGCAGTCAGAGTAGCAGAGTTACCAGTAGCAACAGAGGCACCGTCCAGGTCAACAGCACCGCCAGAAGAGGCAGTAGCGAAACCTTCGAGACCAGTGATAGCAGGGCTAGAAGCGTTGCCGTTCAGAACCATGTTATCTACAGCTTTAGCGTGTGCACGAGCTACGCCTTCAGTCAGCATGGGCATAAGGTTAACAAGAACCTCTTCATCAATATGATTGTCCATGAAAGTGGTTGAAATCATACGATGAGCTTGCAAAATGGTTTGGTTAGCTTCGAAAGTACCAGCAGTACCACCAGCTTCAGCAAGACCAGTTGTTGAACCGGTACCTACTGCATTCTCACCAGTTGTTGCAAAAATAGCTGCATCAACATCATTTTGCAGAGGCAGAACCATAGATTGAGAGTTCATTTGAATCTCACGGAAAATCTGAGCCAGTCGATACTGGAGCATTACTTCCTTCTCAATTTGAGTTGCTACTTCTGTGTCGATATTACCAGCATTGGTAGTATACTCAATACCGGCTTTCTCAAGGATGCCTTGACCATATCGAGTGTTCCAGCCTTTCTGAGTGTAAACACCCAGCATATGGCCGTACATCAACTCCTTACCCATTGCAGAAAGGTCGCCTGACTTAGCACGATCAGAGAATACGCGCTTAGACTCACGAATCTTCGTAAGCTCTTCACTCTTCTCTTCCAGGTCCTTCTTGTACTGAAGAATTACTTCCTCAGTTTTAGCATCCTTTTCAGCCAACTTAGCTTCGATGTCCTTCATCAGGCGATCAGCACCTGACTCAACACCTACACGAATAGCTGTCTTAACTTCTTCTTCTTGCTGAGCTTTAGCTTCGGCTTCTACCTGAGCTTTCTCAGCAGCTTCTTGGGCGGCCTTTTCTTCGGCAGCCTTTGACTCAGCTTGCTTCATTGCGATCTTAGCAGCAGTCTCCTCTGCTACTTTCTTCGCAAAAGCTTCCAAGTCGATTTCGGGAGTTTTTACTTCTTCCGACATTTTGATCTCCTCTCTTGCGGATTTTTCCGCTTCGTCCGGTGTGTCACTAGCTAACGATGATTTTTCGTCCTTAGCCAGAGACTGACCGGCTAGATCTACACGATTGGTGAAAGTTTTCTTGAACTCATTATACTCTTCCATAGAGTCAAATGACTTCGCCAGAGAAAAAGTTGCTGCTTGATTGCAAGGTACCGATACAACCGATACTTCAAACAACTCAGCATCCTTAATCTTTAAACCGTCAGTTTCCGCTAGGTAATCAGCATCCTTGACTCGGAAACCAACAGAAAAAGCTCCAAGAATGCCTTCTTTTACTAACTGTGCCACAGAATCTGGCGCAGATTTAGAAATTTTTGCCTTTAGTTCAAGTCCATTATCAGTGACTTTAAGTCCTGTGGCTCTACCAATAGGCTTATTATAATCATGATTGAAAAGAATAATAGGGTTCTTTTCAAAATTGCGAAGTCCACCTTTTGTCCAAGCTTCTGCCATAATAACATCATTTGCACGATCCTCATCATGTGTACTTGCCATACCGCAGATATGAATGCTTCCATCGTCCTCATCTAGTGCTTTAAAGGTGGAGGTAAGATTAAAAATCTTTTCCATCAGTCTTCACTCTTAGTGTCTGCCGGAGCAGCCTTGCTCAAAGCTTCAAGGGGGTCCTTTTTAGGGGCCGCCTTAGGCTTTGGGTCAGTTTTTGGCTTCGGAGATTTCTTGGGAGCATTAATCTGCTTCCAAGCATCAGGCATTTCATTTTCAAGAATGCCTACCATTCGAGGCCAGTTACCAAAAAGATTAAAAATAAGTCCAATTCTAACCGGAACATTTGAATCTTTTTCCCATTCATGTCTAGTCATTACATGACCTACTTCAAGCATATGCATCGCAATATCTTGTAGTACTGCCATTCGCGCTCTAGCTCTCGCCATTAGTTTCTCCTTCTTCTGTAGGCCTTCCGCCTTCATCTGGATTTACCGCACTGCCCGCAATATTTGCAGGTACTCTAAGGTCGTCGAATCCTTCAATAGGGGCAAAATTAATTGCTTCTCTTGCTTCATTTGGGGTAATAATTCCTGTATTCACTAGAGCAGAGTAGTACTGTGCTTGGTCTCTTAACTCCGGCTGTAGCGCAGGAATATTAGTGGCATCTTCGATAATTTCAAACCCAAAAAACCTTTCTAAAGCAAAATTTAGTTTTCTTACTATTGGAAGAATTGTCTCCAAGTAGTAAAGTCTCATATTTGGTCGAAGGTTCGCATTGTTTCCAGAATCTAAAAGAATCGGTGGAATACCAAGCGACTTCAAAATAATTTTTTCGTTTTCTGTAATTGCCGATTGAAAGTCAAGCTCTTTAAAGTTGACATTTGAAATACTATCCACTTCAATTCCGCCGTCGAGAATAAGAGGTCTACGACCCCCTGCATCTGGTCGATACCGTGCAGTCCAAGACTGAATCATTCGCTCTTTAATTTTCTCTGAAAGAGTATTTGGTGATTTGAGTACAAGACCTGGAACTGCTCCGTTCTTAAAAAAGTTATCCTGAAACTCTCGCATATTTTTCATAAGAACCATAGTACGAAGTGCAGGCTTTAATCTTGATACTCCTCGATAGATTGAGTAAAAAGAATTTTCTTTTACATGAATAATCTCATTAGGAGAGTAATTAATTGTTTCATTATAAGTAAACTTCTCAATGTAAGTAGTTTCACTTGCATGAATGTGCATTTTACTTGCTGGGAGATGATAGAGATGTACTCCATCAAAATAAATAAAAATATTTCCATCAAGTAAGTAATCAGTAATTAAATTACGTCGAAAGGTGCTAATATCTTGAAAAAGATTCGGCTCTTTATTCAGCAAAAGATTAACACGCGATCTTTTAATGTTCTTTACAACACTAGTTGTATTTAGTTGACCACCGACTTTTGCGTCAATTTCTGCACAGTCGTCAACAATCATGTTAACGCCGCGATTTACAATCTCTAAGTCTTCGTAAGCTCGCTCATAGTTAACGTGCTTTTCACGAGGAGCTTCAATCTTATGGTCAAAGTATGGCTGTGCGGGATTTAATTTCTCCTCTACACTTTCATCTTTCCAGAAGTTATACCAAGCCATGCTTTCCTCTTTGAATCTCTACCCAACGTTTTTGTTTAGGCGCTGAATGTAGTGTTGGGTTTCGCCCGTAAATAGAATGTAATTTTAAGTGGTGCGCATGGCATATGGTGACAGTTTCTTCGTACAGTTCTTCAATATGCTCATTTATAAACTCATCCCGAAAGTTCCGAATGTCCTCCATAAAGTAGCCTTTCTCTTTGACCCACTTTTGAAGTAACGGACTCAAACTATAATAGTGATGAAAGTCGAGTTCGGCATCAGCTCCACAGATATAGCACTCTGTTCCTTTTTCGTACCTGGCTTTTGCCTTATCCCGAATATACTTTACGGGATCTCGTTTTAGCTCTGTCATCTTTAAATCTACTACTTTTTATTAACGAAATTATATCGTGAGGGAACTAAATT